GGGATGTTAGTCTCTGTCCAGACTGTCTTAGATGTTATTCAGGCGGTCAATCACCAACCACGTATAGCTCTTACTGACTTGCCTATGGGCCGCTTTATGTCCATAATGGTTTCTTGGGGTCTTCTCATCGCACCTACTTGGGAAGAGATGTTTAAAAAGAAAATGGGTAGGTGGGGATGGCTGTTCGGCTTATTTGAGTTTGCTCTAAAAGTCGGCCTTCATGGAGTCCACCCCGCCATAGCTCTTCCCGCTCTAGCGATGCACACGATTACTTGGCTGATGCCTCTTCCTCAAGCTATAGTTTTTCATGGCGTCTTCAACACTGTGATGTATTGGGGCGATTTCGTGGATGGACATTTCCACGTGATGGCTCGTTCTCTTGCATCCAGTCCGCATCATTCACAGATGTGGGCGGAAGACGTCCGAGAGGCTTGGTTAGCCGGAGGCCGTGGTGACTTTCTTCACTTGGATTTCAATGAATTCCTCTCACGATACCATTTTGGACCTTGGGACGGTAGGACGTCCGAAGCAGATCCCCAACGAGGAACTATTTCTTTCCCAGCCAGCAGCTCTGTGCTGCCATGTTCCAAAGAACCTTATTTTAATAACAACCGCCTTTTGTGCACTAATATGGTTGTGCGACGAACTTTTTTACCTCAAGAGCGTGAAGACACGCCCTCTTTTTGGCAGATCATTGCTACGTCTGCGCCAGGATATGTCCCGGCACACACGGATGATATGATGTTGGCCACTGTTCGCGCACGACTGTTAGCTCGTCCTCCTATGGATCCAATTCCTCAACGCGCTGCATGGCATCGAGTGCGCACGTTGCATAAAAAATATTTTTATTATCCAAAAGGCGAACCGATTTATTGGGAACATGTTGTAGCGGCGTGGGTTGACCATTTCCCCTCGGCAAAACGTACCATGTATCGTGGACTGATCGAGGCGCTCTTCGAAGGCCGAGCTAGTTGGGACCAATATGTCTCGCGTGCTCGCGCTACCAATGTCATGCTAAAGACCAACGAAATTTTGTTCAAACGCGATGGTGACGCTTGTTGTTTAAAACCCCGTCTCATTAGTAACATCTCGCCTGAAGTGCAATGCATCGTGGGCCCAGTAATCTTTGAAGTCCAAAACCGCTTCAAGAAGGCTTTCTCTGTGGATATAGAATGGAGAGACCTTATTGATGGTTGGAAAATTGGCTGTACTTATGCTGGTGCCTCTACTGATGAAGATCTTACCAGGTGGCGTTATAACGTTGATCAAGGACCGGAAAAATTTATTGCTATTATAGTATCCGGAGATGACAGTTTGGTGGTTGTCCACAATTTGGGCCAAACTTTTTGTTTCGAAGGAGACGCGTCCATGTACGATCAATCATTGAGCCGAGGGCCTTTATGGTTCGCTCACCGTGCCCATAGGAAACTGGGTATGGGAAAAGATACTGTCAAGCTAATGCGTAGATTAGCGACCAATACCTTCAGGGTGCCTGCTAGGAATAAAAGTGAAGTCATGTTAATCGACAAAGCTAAGCGCCCTATTCGAGACACCGGGGGTTCGGATACATCTCTCGGGAACTCCACGATTATGCTTTATGCGTGGTGGTCAGTTTCGATATATATGATCCGTATGTGCAACTTCAACATTAATTTTGTTGTGTCTAGTTTTGCTGAGTTGGGGTTGGAAATGAAGGTTAGGAAGCTTATGCTTGATGAAGTCACGTTTTTGAAAGGAATGTGGTATTATACCACTGCTGGCCCATATTGGGGCCCTCTTCCATCCAGAATATTGAAAATGGGGAAATCCATGAAAAATCCATTGACGCTCTACCCCAAGCGAACTTATGCTGAGGCTTGTTCTTTATTCCTCAGTGATATTGCCGGGAGCTATGCTTCCTTTTTGCAAGTCCCTATGGTTCGCCAACATATAAAAAATTTTCTTCGACGTGATCTCGTCCGCAACTACGTGGAACCACATCAAGTTCAAGCTGCATCAGGCCCGAAACCTGAACTTGATGATTTAGCCTATGACCAGGTTTGCAAGCGTTACGGAGTAGAGTTACACGATATTTTGGAAGCTGAAGAGCTTTATCCTATTGCTCCTTTCTATTTTGCTAGCCACCCTATTTATGAGAAGCTGGTGGCGGCTGACTACGCTTAATAAACCATTCAACAACGGACCCGGG